GTAGGGATAGGGGGGAATGGCCCCCCTCCCCCCTTAGTCGTTCGACTAGATTCTATTCGTACACACGTACACATGAAAAATTGTTCATGTATTATGATACATGCAAACATATTCCATGAAATGGGGAAGCAGACTACCATGCCGGGGTTTGGTGGTGTGTTGGGGATCACACTGAATTGTGTTGATTTGGGGACTCGAGTGTGGGACAATGCGGGGGAATTGTAGTGTGACGGACATCACATAGAATTATGTCTTTCTGGCTTGACATCCATTCTTGGGTGGGGTAGAGTAGGTTCTGTAAGGATGAAGCAAGGGTTCGACAGTCACACCAAACGGGTCGCCCGGACTGTAACCTAAGTCACACCTTGCAGGCTTGACAGATAGGATGGTTTCTGATAGTGTTCTACCTGTAAGCGGAACGGAATTAAATCGAACAGTACGAATACTTACTCTCTTGGAGGTTTACTAGTCATGTCCTCACCTTATGGGGGAGGGGGAACACCGACGGACTTAGGGCGCGTTCCCGCTATTGCCCCACGAATTGCTCACGGATTACGTACAGCCTCTAACCCTGACGGGTGGCACCCGTCATCGGGGGAGCGATACCGACCCGCTAGGGTGGCCCCTGTCAGGGTGCGTCAGACTAAGCCTAAGCCTGTCAAGGGCTTGGACCCTGCCACTAACCTAGTGGGGCCTAAGGATGATGACACGCCGATACGACGGTACGAGAGTACTACTACGACGGTCCAAGATATGGTTGGCATCGTGCCTACCATTAGGATGGGGGAATGGGTGTGAAAAAATACGATGAAGTAGAGCCACGTTGCGACACTTGCAACGTTCATACAGAAGAAGCAGATAAATGGTGCGGAAACTGCGGAAACTGTAGCAAGCACTGCATCGACTACGAGGGATGCGAGTGACTAGTGCGCTTGACTCTAGCCTAGACTAGTGCTAGACTAGGGTCTGTCACACTAGGTGACAACGAAACGAAATGAGGATGCCGTGAAAATTAGGACGAAGTACACCGGTGCAACGAATACCCGTGGGGCTGTCATCAAGGCTTCATATGTCGGGCAACGGGGAAGCGTAACTATCCCCTATGACTACGCTAGTACAGACGTACATCGGGACGCTGTGGTCGCTCTGCTAGGCTTCGACCCTGAAAGTTGGGGAGATGGGCTAGTACGGGGACGGGCTACCCGTTCCGGTAGGGGTTGGGTGTTTCACCTGCTTCGCACCCCGGAATGGGCGCGTGTCTGATGTCTACTATTAGTGAGCGTGGGCAGAGATTACAGCCTGTAGCGGAGCAACTACGACAGGCTAGAGAAGAAAATAATTGGACGTGGATGTATGACTTGCTTCACGAAGCGTACAATATGGGACAGTCTGACGGATTCGATAAGGCTCTAGGGTTATGGTGAGGGGCACGAACCGTTACCGATTCGTAATCTAGTGGGCTTGACTCTGGCCTAGCGATAGGCTAGGCTAGGGTCTGTCCTACTAGGGGACATAAAATAAACGAAAGAGGATGCTATGAAAATGTCAGTGGCTAATAATGCGGCTCATCAGCGTATCGCTGACCGCGACCTGTTCAAGGGAAGCAACCTGCAAGGTGTGGCGTGGCTACAGGGTACAGGCTACCTACCCGCAGAGTACCGGGACGAGTTGCTTACCGGATGGGAGAGCGGGACAGTGGACTACGTTGTCTATTCGTACGGTACGCCTATCGCGTGGCATAGCGTGAACGACGGGTGGAATATTCCCCCGATCAAATACTCTCGCACCACGTCACGTCATCAGAGTACGGTACGGCGAGGGGCTACACTGTACAGTCTGTAATGCTTGACTCTGGCCTAGCGTGATGCTAGGCTAGGGTTTGGCAGGATAGACCTGTCAAATTGAATGAAAGGTTATACGATGTCTGAGACTACAGTGGAGACAGTAAAGACAGAGTTGGAAGTTGCTCAGGATACTATCCTGTTCAACCGTATCACACTAGCGGAATTGAAGAAGAGTGTACGCTGTCTGCTTGAGGACAACTTGGACGAAGAGAGCGAAGAGATTACGATCAGCCTGTCAGATGCTAATGATTTTCTCACGGATCAGGGTATGTCAAAGTTGGAAATTGAACGGGAATACAATGTCCGGGGTACGGTCACGTTCACGTTTGACATGACGATTCGCGCCACGTGCGAAGAGGACGCGAGAAGTACTGCAGAGAATGCGAATATTAGTCTTGACTGTTACGATGCCGACGCAATGGACTACGACTTCGACTCTATGGAAGTGAACGACGTAGAGCGAGCCGACCTGTCCTAGACTGTCTAGTTTGTCTCTCCCCTAGTGAGTGTGCTAGGGTAGGGGCTGATGAGATAGCCTCATCTAAACGAAACGAAACGGAGAATGTAATGGACCGCTATCTAGTGCAGACTCGCAAGGTTCACGGTAAGTGGACGACTCGCTACAGTATGGAAGAAGAGGGTAAGGCCGTATTCTACTACAGTTGCTTGAATACGTTCGGCAAATACCGTAAGCGTTTGGTTCATCCTGACGGTAGCGTCCTAGTGCGTCAGGCTTGGTGAGGTTATGACTACTAAGGAAGTAAACGTGAGAGAGATTCTTGGTGGACTAGTGAGAGAGGATGGGCTGATGATGACGCAACCCCGCAAGGCTTGGTACATTGTCGGGTACACTGCCGATGCTGACGTGTGGTGCTGTTTCTGCGCTTACCGTTGGTACGGTAGGGCTGAGGGTCGGGAGGACCATCACGGTAACCCTGTGCATCCTATCTACTCTAGTGATGAGCATGATGGTATGGGCTGTAATTCTTGTGGAGAGGAATTGAAATGGTAATTCATGTCCCAACGATGAAAGGATGTTACGTGGATGGTATAGCGTTCTCATCCGACTATCTGAGCGCGACCATTGTGCGCTTCGCTACAGAGTTAGGATGGGATGGTGGACAGTGGGAGGTATCGGAGATTCTAGACGCTTACGTAAGTGGAGAGCGCGATGCTGAGGGTATCTGCGTAGCGTCGGAGCCGCTGTATGACGCTAGTGAGGATGCTGTAGATTGGTTGAATGAGCAACGCGATGATGACCTAGTGTGGATGGTCGCGGATAACTCTCTGTACCTAACGAACGTGGAGGATGAGGATGAGTAACGTGAAGGTGATCGAACAGAAGTCCACTGTCACCTTACATAACGGGGACTGGCTAGAAGTATTGCGAGTCTTGCGAGTCCGTAACGAAGATGGACAAGCGAGCATATGGGAGAGGATGATAAAGAACGACATCGAAGAGCAGACAGGACTAGAGACATGAGACTAACGAATCGTGGACACATAGTTGTGGGTCTGCTATTCTTGGCACTGATGCTAGCCGCGATGGCTATCGTCGGAGGAATCGAATGAAAGGAATGTCCACAATGATGATGACTGACCAATGCCCGGACCCTGATTGTGGAGCGTGTGAGCCACGACAGACAGACTGTTGCGAGACGAAGCGATGGGATTGTGCCACTACAGATATCTTAGATGCTGATGGTACGGTCAGTGTTACAGCGTGTCGTAACTACGTGGGATGTAATGAGGAGGCGTGATGACTGACTGGGATAAGTTGATCGAAGAGACAAGCGCGATAAATAGGAAACAGATCAAGGATGCCTACGAAAGGGGATACATGTGGGGGCTGATCGAAGGCAGACGGCAAGGCAACAAGGAAACGCTTTCATTCATAAAGGAGAAGATGGGATGGACGACATGACATGTGGCACGTGTGGCAAGACATGGGATAGTGAGAAGACTCCTACCCCTGCGGCACGATGCCCATATGAGTACGACCACGAGGTTGAAGTAGAAGTGGAGAGTCCACGATGGGAAGTCTTTATCTTCACGGAATGGGTAGATATCACAGTCTATCCTTACGCGCATAGCAAGCGGGAGGCTCTAGACGTTGCAGAGTCTCTGATTGAGGATAGTCTAGGGCTTGACAATGGATACATGAGCAAGGTACTATACGATTACGAGGTTCGACCAATGCAAGATTCAATCAACTAAAAGGAAATGGAGAATAACAATGGCACATATGTTGGAAGAAGGACTAAATGGTGAGATATCGTTCGCGTCATTCCGTGAACCGGCATGGCATAATCTTGGGACGGTATTCACTGAGGAAGTAGGCACATCAGAAATGTTGCGGCTCGCACACTTGGATAAGTGGAATGTGCGTACCGAATCTATCTCAGAGAATGTGTTACGGCACAATTTTGTGAGCGATGCTTACATGGTGGTGCGAGATAACCCGTTCAATCCTGAGCAGACTGATGTCCTGTCTGTAGTGGGCAAGCGATACAAGACAGTACAGAATGAAGACCTGTTCGCGTTTGGTGACAACATCCTTGATGGTGGTGGACGTTGGGAAACAGCAGGGTCTATCAAGAATGGGAGGATGGTGTTTGGTTCGCTCGCGTTGGAGCGTGAGACAGTGCTTGACCCTCATGGTGTGGCAGATGTTGTGAAGTCTTATCTGTTGATTCACACATCGCATGATGGGAGTACGGCGGTACAGGCTAGTGTCACCCCTGTCAGGGTGGTGTGTCAAAACACTCTAAACCTTGCGTTGGGTAACGTGAAGCAGTCGTTCAAGATTAGGCACACTGCCACTGTGGACGGTAAGATCATGGCGGCACGCGAGGCTTTGGGTGTGGCTCACAAGTACATGGACGAGTTTGATGTGCTTGCTAAGGATATGATTCAGACCCAGATTAGTAAGGCTACGTTCGATAAGATCATCACTGCCGCTTACCCGAAGCCTCCTAAAGATGTGAAGGGTGCGGATGCTAAATGGAGTACAAAGATTGAAACTGTTCAATCTATTTATCAGTCTCCTACGACTAGCATGATCGCTGGTACTGCTTGGGGTGCGTACAATGCGCTCACTGAGAGGCTTGATTGGTATCGTAAGGGACGCGGAGACAATGCTGTGGAGAATGCTATGGCTGCTGCGTCAGGGTTCGATCCTGTGACTAACGCTGAGAAGAATCGTCTGCTCAACGTGGTCATGGCGTTTGCGTAAGGGTTGTGTCATCCTGAGTATGATGCTAAACTGCTCACTTCAACTACTAACGGAAGGAAATAAGATGTTTATCTGTATTGCGTGTAATGGTGGTGTGACTACCAATCGTTACGGTCAGGCTGACAATCACGACAATTCCCAAGGCCCGTGTGTTGGTAGCGGAATGCCTACAATGTATGAAAGGAAATACAATGATTGACTGGAATAAGATACTGGAGCAAGACGGAGAGAGAGAGATCGACTGGACTAGGCTCATGTCGGAAGTTGATCAGGCTATCGAAGATGCCTACCTGCGTGGCTACAATACTGGAGTCATGCTGACAGAAAAAAAAGAAAGCGGTACATGATGAATAACTATATGATTGTTCTATACGTTCAAGACGTAGACGAATCTGCCGGTAGCCCAACGCTATGGAATTGGTCATCAGTTGCACCCTGTGTCGCTGTCCCTATGGCGTGTACTAGTGTACGTGATGACGATAGAGTCACATTCGAGGATGCTTTGCTGATGGATAGATACACTAATAACTATATGCAATCTATCTATGATCTAATCGGAGAGAAATAGAACAGATGCTATCATGGATAATCAATAACATATGGTACATAATAGGAATCCCCGCAGCCATCTGGCTGTGCTGGGCAGCAGGCAACTAACAGAAAAGGTAACGTAATGACTGACGACATGAAGAAAAACGGCGAGGCTATCGTTGCGCTCGCACGTAAACTGTACCTGCATTACTGTGAAGAGAAGGCTTTCAACGCACGACAGTACCCTTGGTCGCCTTTGTGGGCCATGGAGTACGCGCAGATTGCCGTGAACGCTTACGGGTTCGATGATGAAGGGTACGATGATCTCCTTAAGGAGATTGCCCCGTGAAGTATCCTGAGTACACTGGCGATGAGGCATGTGCAGAGATTGGGGTGGAGTTCTTCTATCTTGATGAGCATTCTGGCACGCCAAGGAACATGCTAAAAATGTTTAAGGAAATGTGTATTCAATGCCCTATTTATGATGACTGTCTAGAGTGGGCTGTGCGTCACGAGAAGCATGGTCTGTGGGCAGGCACGACACCACGGACTAGAAGTAACATGCGCTATAATCGTGGTATCATAATCGAATCCCCAGAGTACTGGGTGTTTCAAGATAGGAGTGCGTCGTGATCTGTAGTAAATGCAGGACTGGCGGTACATGGAATCAGGCATGGCGTGATACGCAGTCTGATTCAGCGTTGAAGATTGCTTTAAGGTTTCACACTGATTGTGTCGGTGACTGCTGTTGCCAACACACTGTTGGTGTGGATTCTCTTAATGCGTTCAAGTGAATAAAGATAGGAAGGTATGGGTGGAGGCTATCCATGCTATGCCGACTGAGGGGCCAGACTACAGGTGGGCTGGTCCTACAGAAGTGTGCTTGTGTGGCTGTGATTTGTTCGCGGCTGTTGTCGCGTTCGAGGACGGTGAAGTGAGCGCGTACTTTGTGGATATGAAATGCTTGTCGTGTGGTGCGCTTGTTCTTGCACCATGCGATGTAGAAGATGACAACTATCAGGAGGATTAGAATGAGTGCAAGAGTTGATATGTATGTTGATTTTGTTATTGCCTTGGATGATCGTCCATGTTTGTCGGCAGGGGCTGAGATTGAATCCCCTTTGACTATTGCTGACGTAAAGCATTGGCTTAAGCAGGTAGAAGCGTTGGGTTTTGATGATGACCATATGCTTACGGAATGCCAACTCGCTATCGAAGTGCATTCGCACAACATGACTTTGCGTAAAGACATTGCGAGTTTTAATGTGCGCCACACGGAGGCCGTCTGATGTTGATTGCCGATATCTTCTTCGCGTCTGCCATCATGCTAGGGTTTCAGACAGATGAGCCAGTGTGTCACGATAGGTTGGCTGTCGAATTATCTAATGCGGGATGGACAGGGGAAGATAACCGTATCGCTTGGTCTATAGTGAACCGTGAATCAAATAATAAACCGACTATGATCAGTGATGATGGTGGCTATGGTTTGTTTCAGATTCAAGAATCAGTATGGTCTGCCCGCCGATGGTGGGATTGGGATACGGTATTGACTCGTGAAGGAAATATCGGTATGGCCCGCGCACTATGGGAGAAGTCAGGGTGGTCCCCTTGGGGACTAGATAAGAATGGTAACTTTGATTTCAGTTCCTATGGTGCGTGGTCCAGTGATCAACGTCAGTCGTGGATTGTTGAACCTTATCTGCGTTACTACTACAAGTATCCTTGTGAGGGATGATGGATGAAGGGACAAGTGTTGTTGTCTGCCAGCGTTGCGGTGGACGTGGCGGTAAGGTAGCATACGGTTGGACACTGTTATGCGATTCGTGTATCAGTGATGACATGAAGGAGTGGGAATGAATAAAGAAATGGCTAAAGCCTTGGACAACTGGGTTACTACCCAGCCTGAGGTTAATGATTGTGAACAGTGCAAGGAGAAGTATGCTTACTGTTTCTGTGCTGCTGATGAGGAGCAGGCTTACGCTGATACGATAGCGGAACTGCGTAGTTAGTAACAAGAAGAGGCCCCGGTCAGACACGATGGTTTGTGTCTGCCGGGGCTTTCTTTGTTTCTACTGCTATTCGTCATCCTTATCAAACATTCTAATGACAGACCAGATAATCATTAAACCAAGGAAGATGAAAGCAATGGTGTACGCTACGCCCAAGGTGGTTCACCACCTAATTTGTCAGACAATTTGCGCAACGCTGTACGAATCTTGCGACGGATAGTCGATTCAGAAACCTGATAGGTTGCTGCCAGCACCTGCACATCTAGACCACCGTTAGAGAATCTGACCCGCAACATATCCTGCTGCTCTTTAACTAATGAATCAAACGCAAACTTCACATCACACAACATTGCTAGACGAGTGTTACCTTCACCGGGTTTCGACTGGCTACGCCCATCAGTATCGTCACTGAAAGATTCCAGAGACCAGTCATCGTAGTCAAACAGGTCAGGTAGTAGTTCGTGAAGCATCGTTTCACTGTAGAAACAGTGGTCGGATACGCTAGTGCGTGTGACCCTAGCACGCTCCCTAACGGCATACTTCATGCCAGCCCGGTAGAGTGCCGTACCTAACTTCCCGCGCCCCTGCTTGCCTTCCTCGCGCCAGCGAGACACACGTGCAGTGTTCTTTACCATCCACATGTAGCATTCGCTACGGATATCATCAAAGTCTATTAGATTCCTTTGAAGATTGTGAATCTTACGCGCCACAATAGTAGCGGCACGCATCTCATAATCAGTAAATGAATCTACCATGCGTACTGCACACCCTCAACAACAAAACTTTTATTCACTACAGGGATAGGGCAAGGCGTAACCTTGCCTTTGAAATCGTACAAGATACCAAACCCCTGCTGCCAATTATGTGTCTTGGCATACGTTGCCTTTGTCATGTCCATCAGATTCCCTACCTCGAATCCCCACAGGGTGCGGGTAGGTTTGCCGTTCACTGACGTAGTGTGGGGCACTAGGCCCATGCGATGTGTGTGTCCACATACGATGCTCGTACCGACCTTGCGTACGAGGCCCGCTGCTGTCTGTCCTGCTACTTGACTAGTTCCAGCCTCGTCACCATGCATGGCGTGCCAGCCGGGGAGAACGGGGTAGGCTTTGTCGTGGAATTCGATACCCATTTCAGGTAGTCGTAGGAAGTTTTGTAGTTCAATCTCTGGCAAACCTAACAGTCCCGGTATCCTGCGCATGATAGAATTGTAGAGACGGTCAGTGTGGTTGGATCGGATGACGTGCCCGACCTGTAAGTCTTGTAGTACTTGTACGGTACGGTCACGGTCTTTACCGATGGACCGTTCCCATTCTAGGGCTGTGCCCGTGGACCAGCGACTGATTGTTTGCATATCCATTTCGTCACCGATGGTGAGAACAATATCGGATGGCTGTTTCATGTCGCTGATGCACTGCGCTAGTGCGTCTACTGCTTTACGGTCTTCGTACGGTACTTGTAGGTCTGAGATAACCCATACTCTACGCATAGTTACGTGTCCTTATAGTTTAGAGGAGCGTTGCCATAGGTTCGTTTGATGCTTGTATTGCTGCTACACCGTGTGAGAATAGAATTAGATAACCGCCTTTGCCGTCTGCGAGGTACGCGAATCCAAACTTGCCTAGCCTGCTTGATAGTTCCATGATGGAGATATCGTTTAATGATATCCTATCCCCACCAACTAGGTAGACAATAACATAAGGGTCTATTATTGTCATGTCGTCGGGCAGGTCTTCAGTGGTCACGACTTGGGCCACTGCTTCCTGAGAACAAGAATGGCAATCGCAGAATAGTTAAGCATATCCATGAACGTATCTTCAAGAGACTCATAGTTTGCACTAGTATCCTTGCTAATCAAATGAATGGCACGAGCCTGCTTATCGTGCAAGCGTACAAGCAAGCCTACGAGAGGGCCAAGAGGAGACTTATTAATGTTGTCAGGACCATAGTCCTGATGCTTCTTCAACAGTAGTTCCTCAGCCTCATCAAGAATACAGGCTAGGTCAAGCGTTAGACTTGAATGGTTTTCATCAACCATTTCTTTAGTCTTCATGTACTGTTTGTACGATTCTTTCATGTTCTCGTAGGTGGTATCTGCACCATAATAGTACCCTGCTGTTGGTCGATAGTTACTACCTTTAGCCCCATAGACCTTATCATTCTTAGAAGGTTTTCCCAGTCCTGCGGTTCCACTCACAACTCCACACTCCTTAACACGGCATCCTTGCCACCGGATAGGTATACGTCATTCACATCCATGCCAGTAGGCATGGACACAGAGATTGCTGTATCTACTTCTTTACACACTGCTCTACCAAACTGTCTACCGGCTTCGTCACCGTCACACAGTACCACAACTTTGCGGTAATCTTGCATAAGTAGTTTGAAATGTGGCTGCCAGTTGTTCGCACCGGGAACACCAACAGTAGGTAGGCCGCAGATGGATGAGGCAATAATGGTATCCATCTCCCCTTCAGTAACGTACAAGATACTGGACTCTAGGTTCAGGTCTTTAACATTAAACAGTTTAGTTTTTGCTCCGGGACGGGACAGATACTTGGGTCCGTCACCCATAAGGGCACGATAACGGATATCTACTACCCCAGATGGGGTAACATATGGAATGGCAAGCCTGTCACCGTAGTCTGAGTCTCCGGGATGGTCCCCTTTAACGTAGCCTAGCCGGAACGTACGTGCCGCTTCCTCCGTTATCCCTCTCCCTGCTAGGTACGAAGCCACCTCGCTTAGGTTCTGCTCGTACCGGGCGGCTGTCTCCTCCAACAATGTCCTTGCAGCGTCTGTAAGCCTCATTCCACTCCCCTCCATCCACATGTTTGACAAGCCCAACTGCGTCGCCCTTCATGCCACAAGACATGCACATCATCCCACCCGTCGTGTTGTTTACCCGACAGGACGGTTTCTTGTCCGTGTGTAGACCACATTTTATAGTCTGCCACCCCGGTTTCGGTGCTGGTAATGACCACCCGTAGTGGGTCAAAATCTTCCATAGGTCACCTGCCTTGTAGACATAGGATGAGTTCGACAAGTTCACTCACCTCCATAACTGCATATGATTTGTCTATGCCACTGTTTCTACGTTTAACTATTGCTACACCTATAGCATGTTCAGGATAGTTTACGTCATGTACCCTGTGTGCTTGATAGTTTAACGCTTCAACTTTGGCTTCTTGTACATAGGATGACAGCGTAATCGCTGCCTCATTCTTGCATTCTACTATGAGGGCAGTATCTGATGTGATACGTAGCACGAGGTCACCTTCATCTTCCCGGCCTTTCTTGGTGAGCCTTTCGGTGGGAAAGATTTTCGCTAGGTATTCGTGCATGTCTATCTCGAATTCTGCACCTCTACGCTTGTTTGCTTTGTTACGCTTGGACAGGTCGGTCATCGTAAGTTACCTTGTCCCTCTCGTCCTGACGCACTTTGGCTATCACCCTGCATAGGGTGCATTCTTCAGCGAACTGTAACGGAACGTTGATGCACAGTGGGTCGTGGCTCATCGTGTCTCCATGTCGCCCAAGTGCATACGTGCAGGCTCATACACTAACCAAGTAACGTTAGTACCAGAAGGATCAGCAGGCCCGTAACGATTCTTTACAGGGGCAACACACATGAAACCCTCAGTCGTATTCGCTACAGTGAGGATGAGCGCAGGAGTCTGAGCAACCTTACCCTGAATTGCACTACGTGGGGGAGCAGGGTTGCCGCTCACCGCTTCAGACGTATGATGCAGTACAAGGAATGCTGCGCCAGTCTCCCGCGCCCACCATTTAAACTCACGAAGCAGGCTACGCATAGAAGCCCACTCATCACCATCAGTGTGCGTACAGTCAAGCAGGTTGTCCACTACCACGAGTTCAGGGTATTGCCCATTCAACTCGTAGAATGCTTCAATCTCTAACTCAATATCAGCGAGGGATGGTGCTGACTCGAAACACCACTTTATGTGTGATGCTCTAGAGATAACGTCTGATGCCCACGCGGAGTCGGACATCATCGGTTCAATGACTTGCTGTTCTGTGTCTGTAATCATGGACGCTAAGCGTAGGCTCATCGTGAATTCGTGTGTGTCGGCAGAGAAGTACAGTGTCGGCCTGTTTGCTAACCATGCCCAGTGAAGAGCGAGTGTAGATTTTCCTGCTCCGGGAGGTCCAGCAATCATGGATACTTCACCACGGCGGGGGTGTATCTGTCGTGCTGCTAACGAATTGTATACTGGCGGCAAAGTAGCCGCTGATCTGTTGTTTGTTAGGATTGTTCTATGTAGGCTCCGCATTATGGGTCACCGTTTCTTCTAACATTCTAGTGTGGTGCATTGCTGTGCAGCCTGATCGCCGAAAATCAAACTGCACAGCATCCACGCATTAGTCCTTAAACTAAACGGCTACTGTCTTCTTGCACTGCGATTCCTGTGAAGGATTAGCACAGCAGTAGAAAGCCTTGAAAGGCTTCCCGGTACGCTTCGATACACCAGCGGGGACCAACTTCATAGGCTGACCATGCTCACACAATGGTGCAGCCTGTTGCGGTGCAGCCCACGGATTAGCGGGAGCAGTCGGCGTTACAGGTGCAGGTGGTTCCGATGGAGTCCACTGATTAACTGGCTCCTCAATGATAGTACCACCAAGGGTAGTAGCGGCGAACTCTGTGTTCAAGTTTTGAATCATGTTCACAGCCATAGCAAACGTTGGGTCAGTGACTGCTGCATCGGCTAACGCAACAAACTCTGCTGGTGTGCTTGCACGAAACGTAAGCAAGTCACCGTTAATCTTCGTGGTAAAACTGATAGGTGCTTCTTGATGAGTCATATCTACTCCTGATTATTTTTGAAATGGAAGGGCGTAAGGGGCACTACCACCAACAGCATAGCATGAAGGTGCAACCATACATGACTGGCACATTGATGAGACGTTAGGAATAAACCTTTCATCACGGACAGAATCGGCAAACGAACCAAGCCAGTAGGCAAGCATCTCTGGCGTGTAATGAATGAGCGAACGGTTAGCGGAAGGCTCTCCCTTGCGGGACATGTAGTAGCAGCCCAACATGGGTGATACTCCACCACGCTGACCCATAGCCATAGCGTATGTGCCTAACTGTGTGGTAGAGGCAGGCTCACGACTGCCAGTTTTTAGATCGCACACGATTAATTCACCTTCAGGATTAACAAACACCCTGTCAATGAATCCTTTGACGGCAACCTCATCTTTGCCTTCACGGGCTAAGGATATAGTGAATTCCCATTCAACAAATGGGACACCATTGTCTGTATAGATTTCCCAACCTGATGTGTCACGCCATTTCACATAGTCTTCGACCATCTTGGGTCCATGATCGTTCCACCATGCAGCGTTCTCCTTATCGGGGTACGCTTTAGTTGCTCGCCCACCTGCACGAATATCTTTAGTAGTATCCAATTTTTCTGTAGCCTTGTCCCATGCACCTTTCCAGATTTCTGGAATAGTGTGTGCATCTCCAAGGTCGTACCATTCTGCTGCGGTGTGGAACGCTGTCCCACCGTAGAACCACCATGCGTCGCTTTCTTCCACTCGTAGAACACGGGTGAGTCGGAACTTTTCTCCGCACTGCTGGTATGTGTCGAAACTGCTGTAGGATACGTGGTTCCTACCTGTTAATTCTTTAAGTGTCGGCTTGTCCATGTCGGTAACATAGCATGGTAGGCTGACATTGCAAGGACCGACAGTTTATTGGGCGTGTCGTCGGCGTGTCGCCTTGACAGGTGGCTGTTTGGTTGCTAGAATGTCAGGGTGTTTGTATGGTGGGGTTTAATGTTTTTTAAATACATAAATAATATATAGACCCGTGAGGGTCACAGACATACACACACTACAATGCCCCTTAAAGGCCCATAGAGGGGCCGTACAACGACAAAAAGACCCCCACTGGTATGTCCAGTAGGGGTCAATCTGTCAGAGCCTTAGAATGGCTCTATAAGTTACTACTCAGTAACCTATTATTCTTATTTAATTCATATATCATAATAGTCAGATAGGGTTGCCGTGCTTATCATGGCGAATCCCATTCTTGTCAATACGCAAAGCACGAATCACCTGCTGACAATCAGCAATAGTTGTACCAGAACGGCAAGCCCAATGCATCCAATCAAACCAGCCCGGATTGTAATCGCCACCACACTCAACAGCACCACCCCAATAAAGCACCTTATAGCGGCGCTTCAAACGGGCAGCCTTCACTGCGCGACCAGCAGACTTCCACCAAGACATAGGGCTAGTTCCCGTAGCACCCTCAGCATCACCATTGATGTCCACCGCAGACCCAGAACTATGATCAGACCATGCTGAACCAGTCCTAATAGAACGGTAATCGTAACCATCCGAAACATGAACATGCTTAATAGTATTATGATAGTCACGAATAAGAGAAGCAAACAAAGGCCACAACTCTTCACGAACCCACAGTTTTGTACCCACACCCGGAACAATCCCGTCACGCAAACGAGAATCACCCCAAGCAGGATTATCTAAAACCTCATACCCGTTAGTAGAAACAGGCATCACTTACCTGCCTTAAGACCATAACGAAGGTCTTTCTTATTCAAAGAATTAATAACAACAGGAAGAGCAGCACCCAGCGCGGCATACAACCACGTCTGCCAATGCCCAAAATTAATACCACCAGTAGCAACCTCATCAAGAACCAAAGACAACACCACAGCAAGCGCAGACTTCAACGCAGTGCCCAATGGTGACGAAGCAAGCCAACTACCAAATGATCCCACAATAATCTCCTCTACCTATTATCCAAATGCCACTCAATATGGCCATCAATCTTGTTCTCTACAACATCCAACTTGCGTTCAATACGATCCAGTGCATCACGGGTAGAAGAACCACCGTTAGGACGAAACTCTTTAGACATCATTACGTGTGACCTAATAAGCCAAGACAATGCAGACAAGCATGCTCCCGCGATTAGAAGGACAGTAAGAATTTCACCCGGAGAATTCAACCAGTCCGGCATCACAACTCCCGACATTCAATAACAGCAACGCCACCAAAACCTGAAGCATTACGTGGAGGAGAAGTTTGCACAAACTGCACATCCTCCACAAGAACCGTATAAGACTCTTTACCAACCAAATCCTGCAACAGTACAGGCAAACCATTCAACAAAGAAGCACGCAAAGACTGATACCTTTGAATAGCACTACCAACACCACCAGCCTTATTACCAAAACGATCCTGCTCATTATCAAAACACAACACAGGAATACGCCACTGCTGCTTACGAGTAACCGCAGGCAAAGCCTTAGTTTGCCAACCACGAAGAATCGGACCCTTAGTAGCATCAGTACTAGACCTAGAAAGATCAAAACGCAAAGTCACATACTCTGTAGGTGCAGTTTCAGCAAACCCAAACTCTGCCGAACTAGCAGAAGACAACGTGTAAAGAGAAGTACTAAAACCAGAATAGTCAGTAGAATAAACAGCAACAGAACCATTAACAGTGTCACCCTTAACGGATGCCAACTGAAAAGTTTTAGGTTCAAGAGTGCTATAACGCACACTAGAAGCAACAATTTGACCAGCAGAAACAACACGAGTAGCACTAGACTGATACAAGCCACTACTATTTATGGCAATAAGAACACGACTAGTAGTGCCAAACATGTACACGGCATCAACGTCACCAGTTACACCAGTATCAACATCATTAGCCCAAGCGTAACGGCCAGCAGGATCAGGTTCAGAAAGGTCAATACGAATACAGCCAGCAGTACCATTACCCACATCTGAAGCACCAACATAAATGAAACGATCATATGCGGCAGTATCGCCATACACTGTACTATTAGAATAAGTTAAAGGACCATAGTTTACTGTGCCGTCGGCGGCAACAGTACCCACACGCACACCAGCACTAGTAACAATAGTAAGATACGTGCCAAGATATACACGAATACCTTTGATCACTTCACCATTAGGCATTTCAGCAACAGTCACTGGCGCAGCAAGCGCATCAACACTACCGTCAGCCTTAAGGGTAAAACTGAAGATAGCAGACCTAGAACCACGGTAGCCTGAAGCAAGAATTGCACCCGGGGCAGCAGTCACACCAGTCCACGTCCAACTACCCTCACCCTGCCAGATGCGGTAAGAAGTAGTAAGACTATAAGGAGCAGAACCTGTAGGACCATTCAAAGGAAGTTCATACAAGTCAGAACCAAATGCCGCAATAATACGTTCCTTTACCCACCAGCCAGTAGCGGCACCAAGACTATGAGTCCACTGAGGAGTGAAAGAAGAACCACTAGCAAGAGCAATATCAATACCACTTGTATGAAAACCTAAAACAGCGTTACCTGTACTGGCGAGAGAAGTGGGAACATTTGAAGAGTATCCGGCAACAGTAGTGACAGTTGTACCATCCCAACGCTTCACCTGCGTACTCGCCACACCAGTACCAGTCAAGCCGTACACGTACGTGGTGCTGCCGTTATCGGCAGACACAATATCCATGACACCAACACTAGTGAAACCAGAAACAAGACTCATTTCAGGAAGCAAAGAAGCCTTACCCGGAGTCCACACATCCACACCATACGACGTATTGAAACGTCTCATAACACGCTGATCACTAGCAATATCGTAAGCATTATGTGTAGTTTCAAAAAATGTTTGACCAGCACCACAACTAAAATCACGTTGTGAACGAATCCACCAACCAGTCAAACTATGTTCACCCGGATCGGGACGAGAATCAAACTGATCTTTGTTTACTTGAACAAAAGAACGAATCATTTGATATTGATCGGATGCGACAGACAGGAAAGGTTTACCTGCTAAAGCCCACTCATATTTGAAACCGCTGTTAGTCCAAACGTCTACAGCAGTTGACCCGTAACCTATCCCAAATACTGGGTCTTCACTGATATCGTAAGTTGCCATTATGAAGTAACCATTGCAATCCAGTACACAGTCACAGTAGTAGATGCAGAAGTTCCATCAATATGACGCACACCATAAGTGAATCCGCTAGTTGAAGTTGCTGAAACGTTACAGTTATACACGGCTGCATCTGCGGTAACAACAACGTTAGGCGCACTACCAAATGCAGTGCCAAAAGTAACAGCCTTAGAACCGCTTGCTGCGGAAGACAAAGTAATAGAGTTAGTTCCAGACTGTATGGGTGTGGATACCGCTGAAGCATTGCTCAACGTGACTGCGCCAGCAACCGGGGCACCAGTACCGTCGAACTTAAGAACCTGCTGGGCAGTGCCAGTAACGCCTGCGGTAAGAGAGCCACCACTGCCAGTAACAGAAACAGCAGAGTTAGAAAAAGAAGTACGTCCCGTACCACCCTGACCAATAGTTAGAGCAGTGGTAAGACCAGTAAGTGAAGTAATGTCAGAGTTAGCGCCAGAAGCAGCAGCACTAAGACTAGAACGAGCAGTCGCAGCAGTAGTACCAGCAGTACCACCCTGCGCTACAGAAAGCGCAGTAGTCAAACCAGTTAAAGCAGTAATATCACTGTTGCTGCCAGACGCAGCAGCACTTAAACTAGTTCTAGCAGCAGAAGCAGTGGAAGCATTAGTTCCACCATTAGCAACAGGAAGGATACTAGAACCTACATCAGCAGTCAATGAGACTGCACCAAATGTAGGAGCAGAAGAAGTATTTCCCTTCAACACCTGACCCGTAGTGCCAGCAGCAGTAGCAGTTACAGCAATGCCACCAAGAAGAACGCCATTAGAAGTAAGAGAATTAACACCAGTGCCACCTTGACCAACACTAAGCGCACTAGTCAAACCACTAAGTGAAGTGATATCAGAGTTGCTGCCAGAAGCAGCAGCACTAAGACTAGCCCTAGCACCAGAAGCAGTAGTGGCATTAGTGCCACCGTTGGCCACGGGAAGAATGCTTGAACCAACATCGGCAGTTAAGGAGACCGCACCGAATACTGGTGCAGAAGAAGTAACAGCCTTAAGAACTTGACCAGTCGTGCCAACAGCAGTAGAAACAGTAGTATTAGCGCCATTAGCAACAACAACACCATTGACAGTCATGTTGGCAGTATTAGTTACAGCATTCTGAGAACCGCGCTGCAACGTAGTTGCATTAACTGTTCCACCAGTAATAGTCTTATTTGTCAACGGCTGCGTATCAGTAGTACCCACAACAGAACCAGACACACCATGCACACCAGTAGAAGCATTAATATGAGAATTAGGCTCATCAAAATCACGAGCAGACACACCATGCTTAACCGCAGCACCAGCAGAATGGCTCACAGCAGTAGTACCATCAGAACCACGAGTTACAGTAAACGAAATATTAGAAACACCATACGTGGCGGCAGTAACCTCACACACCTCTTCCTTACCTGACACGTTATCGTCAATAATAATCGTGAAAGGAACAGAAGGCCAACCAGTAGTAAGAACAACAGTACAAGTAACATCAGTACTATTCAACAAAGAAGACAAAGAACTAGAAACAGCATTAGAAGAATAATAACGGCGAGCCACGAGTTACCTCCGGTAATGAACAGGTGTCGGGTACTGATCGCGGAAACGGTCAATCTCTTCAGAAAGCCGTTGCTGATACAGTGCATAAATAGTACGGGCAACAGTAGAACCAGAACCCGGCTGACGCTTCTCATCAAAGAAACCAGCAGCCACAGAATTCTGATCAAGAAGCGAAGCATCAACAGCAGACAACAGTTTTGCTACCGCCCCAAGAACAACAACATCACGACAATAAACAGGAAGACCAGCAGTACCCTCAAGCGTGTCAGCACCATCAGACAAAGAAGTAGGCAAAGCAAAATAGTTTACCTGAACAGTACGCCCCGGAGTAATCGAATCAAAAATGTCAATCGTCTTACCCGTAGGCCACGCAGTAGTATTAGCAACCTGATTAAAAGTCCAACGCTTGACCTTAGACCACAAACGGGAAGGACCAACAACCTGCCACGACACCTCAGACACTGCATTAGTTCCAGCAGGCAAAGCGTACGTAGTACGCGGTGCAACAAAAGAAAAAGTAGTAGAAGAAGGATTTTGAATTTCTTTACCAACAGCCTGAATAGTGTTATTGATTTGAGTTTTCACTTGGCTACGAGGAAACAGTGGAGTAAACGTAACCTTAGCATTAGCGGCATGAGTAGCAGCAGTAGTGCCATCCACACCACGCCCCCAAGGGGCAAGAGACACAGTAGAACCACTAATCGAATCAACAAACACTAACTCGTCATCAATCTCCACACGGCCCATACCAATCCTTGCACCGTTATTAACAGTCAAAGTAGTATCAGAACTTGTGGCAGAAGAAGTCAACCAAGTAGTTTGCTCCTGATTACGTACGTAACCATGCAGCATAGTTAGTGCATCGTTAATAAGGTCATTAAACGTAGTCACAGAAACTCCTAAACCGTTTCAATCAGATAGCCGTAACCGGCAGCAACAAGATCGTCATACTCTGCTGTAGTAAGTTCATACTCGTGTCCACCCAGATAGTACGAGTCAGCCTCTTCAAGCAGAAGAACATCAGGAAAATCAATCTCATCCCATACACCATCAGTCTTTACTAGACTGATACCGCGACGGTTACCATGCCACCACAAGGCGTAAGGCCGACCGACTTTTTCTTCCACTGTCGGTGGACGCAGAATGTATGTCATCACTCATCAAAAATTTGGCCAGTGCCAGCACTAAACGTGGCAGTTGAATATCCGTTATGGAGTACGCGCATCAGGATCCTCCGCCGGTGTTGAAGAAGTAGGTTCCAGCCGATCCGGTGCCCACTGAATTGACGGCTCGCACAGTAACCGTGTATCCGTAATTGCCTTCGACCCAGCGCGGTTGACTTCCGACTAAGGCGCTGTCAGGTCGGGCAGAAACCAATGCTTCCGCGATGCTGTACGAGGTTCCGGCTTGAGAGGACGTGGTTAGCGTGATGTCATATGTTTGTCCCACATCATCGGAGACCCATTTATAGGTTATTGAGTAAGAGGTAATCGCGGCCCCACCATTATTGGGGGCAGTCCACGAGACCACGCTTGGACCCGAGCCGATCACAGCGTTCTGATTTGTCTGAGCAAAAACGGAAGGGGCAGCAGGCACTGTTGTTACGCTCACGACGACTGAACCGCTCGTCCCGTACGAGCCTGTCCCAATAGAGTTCGTTGCAGCAACCCGATACGTGTACGTTCCGTTCGCTTGCGACGTAAGAGTCGCGCTGGCATTTGTTGCGTTGCCATCCGTGTCAGAAACAGTTGTCCAGTTTGTGCCATCAGAAGAACGCTGCACCGTGTACGACGTGATCGCTGAACCACCATTAGACGGGGCAGTCCAAGTCACAGTCACAGTAGAACTAGCAGCAGAAGCAGAAACACTAGTCGGCGCACCCGGAGCCGTAGCAGAACTCACATTAGAATACGCAAGCGCAGCAGCAGCAACATCAAGACCCGAAGTACCAGCCAACTTATTCAACACACCAGCAAGATCAATACCAGTAGAAGAATTCAAAGAATTCAAAGCACCAACAAGAGACTTACCAGTAGAAGACGCAAGAAGATTAGCGGCAGCAGTAGCAGTAACCGTAGGAACACCACCCACAATCTTACTAGCCTTAATGTTTAAAGCCCTCACAAGAGTTTCACCAGCCATTAAAATTTCACCACCGTATCAGTCTTAGGGGAATAGTAAGCACCATTAGAAAACGTATTAGTAGAAGCATCAAACGCTGCACCAGCCTTCTCACTAATCTCCATAGCCTTACGAATCTGAGAAGTCTTAGTACCCGCAGGCTGCACCCCAGCAGACCTAGCCTCACGGTACAAATCAAGTTCCTTATCCCACCGCTTCTGCTTAGTAGCATCCTGACCATTAGCAGAATTTGAATACGCGATCTTAACCCCAGAACCACGCAAACATTCCGAATACGAAGAATGATCCTTCGTTACACAACCAGTCCTACAAGCCATAACCTAAACCTTTCCAAATGTGTGTAGGGGCCACAACCACAATATGCTGTGACCCCCACGCAACATCAACTAGGAGTTGTTGATCGAAGACGTAGACTCAAGACGGTACAGAGCCGCCTCACGGTAACGTGCCCAACCAAGAACGCCATACCAACCGATAGGACGGTGACGCATCAACTTGTCAACAATCGGACCCACAACGGTGTGTGGCTCTTCCGCAACAGCCTCAGCAAGCGCCTGCTTACCGGCAAGGATCGTACGGTAAACGCGAGCAGACGAAAGACCGTCAGTCGTGTTGTACATACGCGGGGTCTCGACAAAATAAGCCCCTTCATAAGTCCCAATGAATCCCGGCCAAAAATTTTCTGACGCATCATACTTGTGCAGGTCTTGGAACCCACCCGAACCAGTCTCTGCACGAAGATCGTGCGAAACCTCAGGGTGAATGTAGCAAGCGTAAAGCGAGCCAAGACGGGGCACAGCAAGACCGGCACGCAACTTCGCAACACCCTTACGGATATTAGACGTAGCAAGCGTCATAGAGTTAGAGACCGTTGCAGTGCTAGTTGCACTGCTTGCGTAAATAACGTTAGAGCCACCACGCAACGTAGTCATTGCGACAGCGTCAAGCGAATCTGCAAGGTTGTAGGCGATGATGTCGGCAGCAGCCGGATCAACGTCAGACAACGAGAACAGACCCAACTTGCGGGTAAGCAGTGCAGCGTTGCCGTACTCAGCAAGCGTTACAGTTACCGTAGAAGTGTTGGAAAGCGCGACCGCATCAGGGTCAACGTTTTCTGTAAGGGTTGACGTAGCCTGTGCCAGATCGTTGTAAATCTGGAACACGACGGACGAACCCGGCATAGCCTGCTGCACAGGGCGCTTGTCTGCAATATCACGGACGAGCGGCTGCGAACGCAGAGCCATTTCAACGTAACGATCATAAGCAGTCTGGACGACGTTAGTCATACCAGTCTGGTTAGAGATAGTCGCTGTACCTGTATAGGTATTAGCCATAGTTGTTCACCTTCTTTCGAAATAGAAATGTATGTGTGAATCAGGGATTAATAGACTGACGGACCCGATTCGTTACCGAAAATAAGCCGATTCAATTCGGCAGGAGTAGTTGCTGCACGAATCTGTGCCATAATCTGCTCCTCACCACCCGGAACATCCTCGCCCACTGACAGAACGTCAGACATGCGAGAAGCGTTTGCTGGTGGAACAACCTTGTCAGGGTAATCGTTCTGCTGTTGCGACGGGGCACTTGTGACCCCAGCAAACACGTCAGCACGTTCCTCAATCCAACGGTTAATATCATCAGCGTTACGCAAATCCGAAGGAATCAAATCTGCAATCTTAGGATTCATTCCACGAGCGTTCAGAACGTCCGTGACACTGCGAACACGTTCACCAGATCGGAAGTGATCAAGTTCCTGATCCTGCTCCTTCATCCGTTTCTGTGCGGCCTTCAAAGCAGAACGTAATTGCTTAATGCCATCAGAATCATTCATGTCCTGATCGTCATCTTCGTAGTAATCCATGATGTGTAATACACCCTTTCGCTCATCTTAGAGTTGCATAGCCCACATAACTAGTCGGGGAACTAACTATGGCTGCTACTACCGGACTTATGGCGCACACAAGGGCCGGTCGATCTGTGTGGAGTGGAGCATCACGGAATCGAACCGTGGTCCTACTGACTACCCTCGTGGGGTCCTAACAGTAGTCGATACCTTCATGCCCCCGAAACCTACAGGTTTCGATTAACGCTTAACGAACCTTGCTGAATACCTGACGTGCCACCAAAACGTGCTTTCTCACGCTCAGCACGTTTCTTAGAAAGAAGAGTTGCATCAGTATTGTTTGCAACATCAGCATTCAAAGCCTCAAACGAATTGTATGCCGTGTTATCGAAACCTGAAAGGCGACTATCTTCCTTGGCCCTAGCCTCAGCAAGATGTGTACGGCGAGCAATTTCAGCATCAACCTGTGTAGCACTGTATCCAGTAAATTCGGAAGCAACCTGATCAGAAATTAATTTAGATTCAGCAGCATCAATGTTGATACCCTTTTGTGCAGCGCGAGTAGAAATATCAATCTGTCGCAAGAAATCAGCAGAAGCCTGATCTGCAAGAAGTTTACCTTTTTCAGGATCAACAATGAAAGCAATCTGATAATCTGTAGTCACACCAGCATCATTCAAAGCCTTCTTATAGGCATCAGGTGCAGCAGCATGAAGATTATAGGCAAGAGCCAGACGGTCACCAACTTCACTAACAGAAACATTGTTATTGATAAGGTCAGCAATATTTGCGTTAGTTGAAAAAGTTGGTGCAGCGCCACCAAGATACTTTGACATCTTATCTTTATAGCCTTGCTCTAAAGCCTTATACTCTCTAACATTACTTACAGCACCAGAAGAATATGCTGTATCAAAACCACCAAAACGTGTCTGAAAACTAGAAAAAGTTCTGATAAGATCAAACGCTTCAGTCAAACTAGAATCTGGAATACTGAGAAGATTTTTAATCTGAGTCTTCTCATTCTGTGTAAGAGGCACACCAGCCGCTATAAGATTATTCATCCACCTAGTTTCCGCAGCAGTAAACTCCGGGGCAGGTGTAATAGGTGCAGCAGTTGGTTTAGTGGTAGTAACAGGAACAGGAACAGTAGGCTTAACTGGGGTCTTTGCCATAATTATATTCCAAACTCGCTAGAAACATAGTCAGCAAACCTGTTATTAACAGCCTGACCCTCAGAAGAAGAAGCCCACCGCTTATCCTGACGGATAGCAACATCAAGATCATACAAAGACATTGGAGCCGGATTGCCTTTAGCATCTTTACCACCAAGAAGAGCCTTCTTAAAAAGGTCATCTTTCAAAGTAATAGTAGAAGGATCAGCAATACCAAGACCCTGAGCAATATGTGTAATATAAGGCTGAGCAGCGTCACGAACTGTTACATAATTTTGACCTTGAATACCAACTTGATCAGCAAGAGCAGGAAAAAAATGCTTAGCCTGTCTAGTTAAATAATCGTAAGAATCTTGCTCAGTAAACGTATCATTAGGATCAAGAATTTTTAGAGTCTCAGCATTATACCACTCTTTACTTTGACCCACACCATTCTTTTCAGCAATATCCTTCAAAGCATTAAATGTAAGCAAGTACTGGCCACGAGGCTTATCAACTTTACCATCAAGACCCTTAAAGTTTTTTACACCACCAGAACCCTTAACACCAGCCATGTCTTCTGTAGTGATACCGTTATCGCCAGAACCACGCACAAGAGCATTAGTAAGATCGGCAGTAGACCAACCATTGTAAACACTTAAACGAGCAAGAGCAGTCTTCTGAGTATTGTTAAGACTAACACCAAGATTAGTAGCAGCAGTAAGAACAGCCTGTTCAGCATCAGGAAGAGTTTTTTTAATCCACGTCTTATCGCCAGTAAACTCTAACTTAAAAGCAGCCTTCCAAGGTCCACTACTCTTAGACCACCAGTCAGTCTGTTTTAATGCAGCAAGAAAAGCAGGAGCAGCAAGTTCTTTATTAGTGGCATCTGCAAATAAATTAGTAAGATCATCAGACTGTTTTACAGTCTGCCAAGCAAAACCATACTGTTCAGCAAAAGCCTTAGCATCAAAAGTATCTGTAGCCATAATTAACCCAACGCTCCAAGAAACAGATCAAGATATTTAGTAGCACCCTGATACTCTGCATAGTCCGGTTGAGACTTAGCATAATTTTCAGCAAACGCATTCACGTCAAGGCCAGTAGTAGACACGCGACTACTTTGATCTGTAGTAGATACGGAAGGTTGATTGCCTTGAGCAGTATGCAAAGCCTGATAGAAATTAGACTTTTCTTCATCAGTTGCAGCACGACCAAGATAAGATTGCAAAGCATTATTAACTAAACTATTAGCAGAGTCTTCAGAAAGATAATCTGTAGCAGTGATGGTAGTAGGACCACTACCATCACCAAGAGCCGCCATAGTGGATGCAATGCTTTGAACTTGATCAAAAGATTGAACTCCAGCAAGACGAAGCATTTGATCGCTTACGCTAATATTGTTTTGATTTGCCATTATGCTTGCATTCATCAAAAAACTGAGAGCACCAGCAGGAGAAGTAAGAGACTTTTGGCCACTGTACAAAGAAGCAAGAGCCTGAATTGCTAACTGCTTATCGGGGGTAAGCCCTCCGGGTGCATTCCACATGGCAACAAGATTGCCAATACTGTTGATAGAATTAGCAAATGCGGAAGAACCACCAATGGCTGTAGGAAAACCAACAGCAGGTGGAGTAAATTCACCTAGGTTGACATAGATTTGGTAAGGGTCTGTGGTATCAGCAGTTGCACCTATGGGGATTGGGTTAAAACCATTAGGTTGCGTATAAGCCGCTGCACCAGTTCCCCAATTTGGAAATTGACCGATATCTTCTGGGTTATAAGCCACTGTTAAACACCCTACTTCCCATAGAAATATCTCTTCCATCATTAAAGTATCTAGTGTACCAATTACTCATAGAAGTACTAGCAGAAAGGAAATTGTTTTGAACATAGTCTTGCCACTGCTGTGCAATAGAAATCTTTTGCTCAACAGTGTCAACACTCTTATATGCCACACGAGCCTTTTCAAGATCAGTTAAATAATCTTTAACAATTCTATAAGTAGGATCAGATGTACTAGTCTGCATAAAATTCTTGTCATTAACAATATATTGCAATCCAAGAATAAGCCTATTTGCACGATCATTATCGGGAGACATAAAGTCCGCCCTCCAAGCAGCATTATTAGGTTCTTGCTTGAAAGGTTCAAGCCAAGCATGCCACTGTGCATACAACCAAGCACTAGCCCCAATAGCAGACAAAGACTTGTAACCGTACTGTTTCATTGTTGCATCAAGAACAGCCTTAGCAGGAATATATGTATTCCAAGACTGCTGTTTCAAAAATGCTGTAGTCAACTCTTCAGGAGTACGTTGAGAACGAATAGACTTATTCTCGCCCGGAAGAGAATTCTCATACAAGTTATCGTAAACAGCACTGCTAAACTCTCCATCAGTACCACCAAACATTAACGACACAGCATCCTGCGGATCATTAGGATTCAAAGACATTAATTTTTTGGCAAGGTCTTGATTAGATTGCAAACGATTGTAGGCATCAAGATTTGAAGGAATACCAGCACGATTATTAGAAGTACTAACAAAGAAAGCATCACCCGGAACACCATGAAGACTAAGAAAAACTTGAGTCTGCTTCACAATATCGTCAGGGTACGCTTGTTCAATCTTGCGAGTCTCATCACGATAAAACTGTCCAACAGTATTTAACCCAATACCGCCAGACCAAAAAAACTTAGTAGCAAAACGAAGTTTGAAAAAGTTTGTAGCATCTTCTTGAGCCTTTATGGGATCAGGAACTGGACCCTTTTTACCATTCTTTTGCCATTCAAACAAACGATACTGTTGAATTTGTGCAGCAACTTTAAGAGAATCCTCATCTATTGATCCCAATGCTTTCTTCATGTCATAAAAATATGAAGGAGCAAAAGAATCAAAACTAACAGCACCAGCAAAACTTGTTTGAGGTTTACCAAGAGGAAACAAAAAATTGTAAGTATCTTCTGGAAGATTTTCTTTAAACCAAGGATCAAGATTAGGGTTTGCTTTAATCAAAGTAGTAACTGGGATAGTTGCATACATAGTAGCGGAAGGTTCCTGTGTAGCAAACTCCCAACTTTTAACACTTAACACAATCTTGTTATCAACAGGAAGATTTAATTTCTTGAATAATCCCTCAGGAACTCTAAAAACTACAGCCTGAGCATCCTTCCAATCTTTAACAGGATCACCATTCTTGTCAATACCAAAAGTTGTGTATGTAGAAGTCCAAGCATGGCTTAGCAGATAAGTGCGGCCCGGATTCTTGTACGCTAAACGAGCGTAACGATACATAGAGTTAAAGTATGCTGCAGGGAAGTATGTGAACCAGCGCATAGCATATGCAGGATTAGACACACGCCTAATATTATAGAATGTTTGTTCTGCTTCTTTAATAGCCCTAGCCATGGCGTTAGGGCGGGCATTATTAATCACATCACCAGTAATGGGAATGCCTTGCTCGTGAAGTAAACGCAAATCAGACTTCATATTGGCTTCAAACTGGCGTTGCGTCCACGGCCAACGGTATATGCGTGACTCAGGATTAGCCATAAGACCACGCCAAATAGCATCCATACTTTTACTATAAATATTTAATAGTTGTCCAAAACCTGTACTATTAAACTGCAAAGTTCCAGCATGAACTGGAACAAGATCAGTTCTGTCACCAAGAAGTTTACGAAGTTGAGAAGGATTAACATCCTTCCCACCAAGAACAAGATTTCTAACTTCAGGAGTTGGAAAGTAAGTTAAAATTGCTTGACGGTTTTGAGCAATTAATGAATCAATATACTCTGGAACTTCAACAACACCTTCAGGTGATCCAACAGACTTTTTAATTGTTGGTCGCATATCGCGCTTAGTCCAACCCATATCTTTTGCATACCTTTGACCGGCAGGCTTGTTAAGCAACCAATCATAAAGCCACTGATTATCTTTACCCTGCAAAACATATTCAGCAAAAGCATCATTACGAATTTGTTGGTTAGCAATATGTGTCAACTCATCCCAGTATCCTTGAGCCGTGGGTTGAATTAAATCATCATCACCAGTACGTTGCCAACGTGAAACAGAAAGACGACCAGTATTAGAAGGATTCAAAGTAAGTTTAGCAGTCAAGTTAGCACTGGCCTCTGCACGCATAGCAGAACCAAACTGTGCCTCATCATAAGCACCTTGAGCAATAACAACATCACCATCAAGGTCAATATAAAAAGGCTTTTCTCCACCAAAAATACGCTTACGTGCAGCCTCACGGCGTGCCTCGCGGGAAGCCATCTTAGGTTGAAGACCAGCAATCTTTTTCTCAGTATCTTTCAACTGCTCAAGAAGATCAAGACGAGTGTCCATAGAAGTACCACTTGCACCTTGAATTTTTTCACGCAAAATGTTTTGCATCGCACGCAAATTAACAAGTTCGTCAGCAATAGAAGTATCTCCAGCAGCAACTTTGTCATACACGCCAATTTGCAAACGATGAGATGCAAGATACTCTTGTTCAAGTGCAGAGTATTTTGTTTTAATCACACCATCTTTATCAACAAGTTCAGATGCCTTCAGATTAATATCATCAATCTTATTAAGAACAGATTTCTGTTCAATAATTAAATTACTTCTATCAATCATCAACTGTGAAACTTCTTGTTGATCTAAAGTTCCAGATTTAATTTTATCACTAACTTCAGAAATTTTAACGTCAATAGATTCAGAAGAATTCTTTAACGCAATTATTTCATCATTTAGTTTTGCTACATTTTTAGCAGTACGTTTAGCGGCTTTAGATTCAATACGAGGAATCTTCACGCGCAAAGAATCAATGTACTCAGGAGTAGCAGTAATTGCTTGATCAATAAGATCAATTTTAGTAGACATTTCATGGTACGAAGGAACTGGTTCAATTTCACGCCAGATAGGATCAATCGTATCAATCTGTGCTTCAATATCTTTCAAATCTTTAGACAACTGTCTGCGTTCTTCAATGGCAATTTCTAGATTCTTTGCCCTCTTGGAAGGTGAAGTAGTTTTGCTTACAAGCGTGTCAATAAAAGATGACTGCAATTCAAGTTGTTCACGTATATCCATACGCTTTACATGCAATTCTTTTATTTGTCTACTTAAACGTGAAATACTTCCGGGACCACGCCATGCTAAATCTTTAAGTTTAAAACCAACAGACGCAGCAAACCTAGCCCGGTTCTGCAAAAAATGTCCAGCAACAGAAGCAAGACCGTCAGGAGCAATGATTGTTCCATGGGAAAGTAAAGAAGCAAGAGCAGGTTCAGCAATAGAGTTCTTAAAAATGTATCCTATTTTTGCAAGTTGTGCTGTACGGAACCATTGCTGAATGCTTTCATTGAGACGACTAGCGCCTCTTACTAATGTTGCAACACCTTTTGAACGATTAGCAAACTGTGAAGTACCCTCTGCTCTAAGAAAATAATCAAGACGCTTAAGATCAAGAAGTAGCAGTCTATCAGCCAACATGCGACGAGTACCATTATCAACAATTACGCGAGCGGAACGAGTATCATCCCAGAACATTCCATTTTCTTCTATAGACTTTTGTCCTTCAGCGCGTGCGCCTTTAAGGGCAGCAATAATTTTATTTGCTTCAACTAAATCAGGTTCATACTTATTAATAATTCCACTAATAAGTTCTTCTTGAAGAGTCTCAACAACATCTTTTACAGCGTTGTCTCCACCAGTTTTTGCCGCATTAGCAATACGTTGCTGAGCAGTAACACGCCACTGTGAAGCAGTAATAGATTGTTTAACTTGCATACCATCAGCATTGACAGTATTAATAAATGTTGAACGATTGCCCTTCCAGACGCGAGAAGAAGCACTATATGCCATCATTTCATCAATGACTTCATTAGGTCGAGTGCCAGAAAAAGTTACAGAATTAAGAGGCTTACGTCCACCAACCCACTGAAGAAGAACAGTAGCAGGAGCATTCTTGCCAGCAACACCAAGACGAATATCAATCCATTGACCTGCTGTACCATTGCGTGCAAGTTCACGCTGATGATACAACCAGTTCTGTGCTTTACCAGCAACACCCTGCATGGGTAGAGTAGTGCTATTGACAGTAGTGTTAGTTATAAGGCCAGTGTTTGCGTCTACTGGTTCCCAGCCATGCTCAGTCTGAGTAAAAATCTTTTTAACAGTATCGTAGAATTCATCTCTGGCAAGATGCGAATCAAAAGACTGATTGAAACGTCTAGCCTCTTCAGGAGTAAATGCTTTATCTCCATACTGTGCAAGACGGACACGCATTCCTTGATTCATGTCTGTCATAGACCATACAACGTCTGGTGCTCTTTGGAACAAACGTCCTACAGCAGAAACGTCACCTTTGTCTGCAAGAATAATATCTGCAATAAGGCGAGGATTAGTTAATGGATGAATAAGTTCGGCAATATCTCTTTGATGTGTAGAAACAAGTTTGCTGCCACCGTTAATCATTGGGTTAGAATATGTTTTAGACCAGTCTGTAGTATTTTTGGACAAATCCATAAGAAGATCGCCCCACACGCTACGCTTACCTTCAGTACCGTTAGTTTCTGCATGTTTAATTGCATCATCAAAAGTTTTAGAAAGGTTGCTAAGATCGCGTGCGCCACGAACTTCAGTTGCTAAACCGGCAGCACGTTTCAAACCAGTACCTACAAGGTTTACGCCTTTTACTCCACCAACGTAGTTCCAGCCAGTATCATATAGGCCAGAGTTGATTGTTCCAAGAACACTATCGTCCCAAAGTTTTTCTACCTGATCAGCATTCATGCCGCCAGATTCAGGATAAGGATTATATCCAGAAAGATAGTTAAACTTATTTAGGCCAGTTTGTTCATTTATTTTATACTGTCCCGCCGTAGCGCCAGTAGTTTGCAAAGTTTCAAGTGAACGCCCAACAGAAAGATACTCTGAAGCATTAAACATTTGACGGAAATCATCCCACTGCAAACCATCCTTGTACAGCGGGTTAGCGGCATTTACTGCCTGCAAAATAGTAGAAGTAGGACGGTTAAGTCCATAGTTTACTGCCGTGTCAAGATACTCAATACCTTTACTTACAGTAGTTGCGCCAGCGCCAGAAAGAGGCATAACTTTAGCAGCAACACCCAAAAATGTTCGTATAGGGTTAGTAGGATCAGGAACAATAGTATCCAGAGCGCCAGCGATACCGCCATCACTCTCACCTGTTTTTGCATTGGGTGTACCAAAAATAAACTCTTCAATAAAATTAGCCATTAATAACCTCACGACTAGGAATGGCTGTTAAAAGAGAAAGGAACTCTTCACGCTGATCTACACTGTCCCATTGGACACGGGCAAGACCCCAAGCAATATCAAGATTATTTAAACCAACAGCATCTGCTGATGCTGAAAGATTATCTAGAAAAGAACCAGCAACCCAATTCTTTCTCATCGTGGCTGCCCCTGAAGATAGCGCACAAGAGCCTTAAACGTGTCAGGAGTATCAGGCCAGCGGGTAGCCTCCTGCAACATGGGCAAATATGGCATGATCGTAGAAAGCCTGTCAGCGTTCTGTGAGGCCACAGGAGTATACCCCGGTCCCACAGTAGCCCCATCCGTTACAGGCTCGTTAGGACGCTGCGTAGGGGCGAACAAAGGCACTGCGGCACTAGCCGCAGGTGCGCCTGAACTAGAAGGTGTAGAACCAGAAGACATGGGAGAAACCTGAGGCGCAGAAACAGCCTCACTCATAGGAGCAGAAGTCTGCAAATCCATGTTCATCTTCCCATCACCATACTGGTCACCAGAAATCCAGCGGGCAGGCTGCCTACCATCAGTACGCTGAGACAAAGCACCCGGACCAGACACAGAAGCAGGATTAGCAGGAGTACGGGGACCACCCTGACCATTAGCCATTACTCGCCTCCCTCACTCAACTTCTTAATAATAGAATCCGCGTCCGTCATAAACTCAATCTTGTCAATAGTTTTAGCGTCACGACCAGCCTCGCCAAGAGCAAGACGGTTCATGGAGTCAAAAAACTCTGACGTAACCGTAGCCATACCAGAAGCATACTTAAATACAGCAGCAACAGTATCATTGTTAGTCCAAGGCGAAGCCTCAACAATATCGGCTTCCTCAGCCTCTTCGGTTTCCTCAAGAATATCCTCATCTTCATAGTCCATTAGAAACCTCCGATCTACCATTTAACTTTATTAGCCCAATATGCCGCAGACATTTTGCCCTTAGCAATGTTTTTTGCATGACGTGCCTTAAACGCTTCACGACGCTTACGGTAAGCCTCAGATTCACCAGCCTTACGTGGCGAACCAGACACCCCCTGCTGACCAAAACGAATAGTCTTAATATGTGTGCCTTCTTTAGCAACCACAACATGAGACTTAGTAGGATGATTAGGAGTACGCTTAGGTTGATTGAAACCGGAAACACCAGCACGCTCAAGCCTAGAATCCTTCACCATTATTACCAATTATCCAGTTGATGCTTGACCATACGTTTATACTCTTTAGTCGTGCCACGCCAAACAGGTGCTTGTGGAATATACTTGCGAACCTTAGGAGCAGACTTAGGCTTAACTACAGGCTTCTTATTAGAAAGATTATCCTTAGGCAACATAATTAACTCTTCTTCTTCTTTGGCACAGCAGCAAAGGCAGCACCAAGAGCCTTGCCTTCCCTACGTGCAGCAGCCTTTGTCTTAGCAGACGGACGAGGAGTAGGAATTTTAAAATCTGAATTAGCCCTACCCGGATTATTACTAGTCTTAGTCTTGTAAGGAGAAAATCCAGCCCTAGTAGCAGCATCATAACTACCATACTTATCCAACAAAGCACGATTATAGCCACGCGAACGTGCAGGAAACGTAGATTTATCAGCAGAATTAGTTCCAGTTACACCAGTATCTTTACGTGTAGGCCCAGTGCCAGAACTATTTGTACTTAAGCCAATTCTCCTGTAACCATTATCTTTCTGGGTATCCCCGCCATAACGAGTAACTGCATTCTTGCCTAAAGCATAAGCACTTTTAGAACCATAACTAGTGTTGTAAGTCTTATCCCTACGACCCATGCCAGAAGCATCAGTACGCTTAGGATTCAAACGTTCAGCACGTTCCTGAGTAGTAACAGCAAGATTCTGCAACCTCTTATTGCCCGGATTCTTAGCAAGAGCAGCCTTAGCCTGACGATGCACAGTCTTAGCCTGCTTAAACTTATCTGCTTGAATACTAGATGCAGTTGTTGAAGAAGCCGTAACCTTTGGAAGTTTAGGCTTAAGCACGCCAGTAGTAAGTCTTGTTAAAGAATTTGATGCAGTACCAGTAGTTCTACCACCAGTTTTATTTGGTGCAATCTTCATGCTAGTTTCCCCTTTAAGGAATAGGTAGACTACTTAGCCTTCTTCTTAGCGGCATACATTTTTGCTCGCTGGGAATTAGCACCTGCAAGAGCACTAGGTCCAACCTTCGCAAACTTCTTCAAAGTCGCAGTCTTTGCTTGAGCAGATGCCTTGGCGTAAGAACTCTTAGGTCCACGACTTGTTGTTTTAGCAGACTGAGGCTGTACAGCCCTGTAATTTGCCATGTCAGACTTTGGCTTGGCTGCTTTTGCCGCAGCGCGATCCGCAGCGGCACCGCCCATGCGAAGATTATTTGTGGGCTTAGAACTTGCATTTCCGTTACTTCCGGGATTTACTCGCATGATTACTTCTCCAACTTTACAATTTTAGGAATAGACTTAGTGGGAGCATTACCGCCCTTAACACCAGTCTGCTTAACAGGGGAACCACTAGTTCCCTTAATGCCGGGAGAACCCTGACAATTACAGAAAGTACACATTACTTCATTCCCTTCTTAGGAGAGCCATACTCACGCTTACGATCAACAGCAGACTCAGACTTCTCATGCTTCATCATCGCGGCCTTAGAAGCATAACGCTCCCCAGTACGCTTCTCAACAATGCCCTTACCAGTACCACGCTTACCAACAGTAGGCTTATTCGTTACAGCCTTCTTAATAGCACCACGCGCAGTACCCTTAGCAACAGCCATCAGGAAGCGCCATTACCTGAACCGCCATACCCACCGGGAGGCGTTGTCTCACCATGTGCTTGCCAGTTATTGTCAAGCGATGCAAACTGGTAAGGCATGTTGTTAGTGTTCATAACATTGGGAGCGCCTTCAGTATTGTCAAAACCTGTCATGTATGGAAGACCTTGAGCAAGAGGCTGCGTGTAAGAAGCAGCATTACTACCTTGATTTGCGGGCTTCGGCGGTGCACCAGCAGGCATCTGTGCCATAATATTTCTCCTATTGGATCGGACCACGGCGCGAAATGTTCGCACTCAGGTTAGCATTACCATTACTAGATAAACCCGCAAGCAACGTAGCCATGTCGGGTCGTGTGCCCGCAGGCGCGGGAGGCATTCCTTGAGGTAGTCCTGATGTCGGTGGAACCATACCGGGAGCCTCAGATGGGGTATTGGCTTCAACCGTGTTGTCAACACCGACATCAGGCATCTTAGGAGGAGCAAACGCAGAAACAACAAGTTCCTCAATAGGCTTGTTTTTCAAACGCCCCTCAATGATTAAAGCAATCTTGCCAAGAACCTCACTAGGGTCTTGACCATTCTGTGCAAGCATAGGAATAGATTGTGCATACACACTAACTGCCTGACGCAAAGTTTGACGCAAATCTTCTACGTCAAGTTTCTGCTCTTCCTCAGTAGCATTCAAAGAGAAAGGAAGTTGGCGGCGAAGCCAATCTTGTGAAATAAGACGGTCGCCACGGGCCTGCAATCCAAATACCAGAGCGCGGTTAGGATCAAGGCCCGCCATAAGTCCGTATTGAACGTCAACCGAATGATCACCATTGATGTCTTTTTCCGGTGTGTACGAAATTTCAAACGGAGTACCATTATCATTTCCTCTAACAGTCTTCTTGACCTGAGGCCAACAAGTGTCTTCAACAAGGAAACAAAGTTTAATAAGATCAGTAAATGCTTCAGCAAACATTGCGTGCGCTGTACGCACCTGCGTATCAAAACCACCCATGAGTGCTTGCACACCACGACCAGTAACAATACTTGCATCCGTGTTACCGCCACGAACCTCCGGGTAACGGGAACCCTGACGTAGTTCCTGATCAAGCAGACCTTGCTCCGCAAACGTAGATGAAGGAACCTCAAGACCAATACGGCGAATCTTTTCCGGTTGCGAAGAACGCAACACAGAATCTGCACCCATAGCCAGTTCTTGTACATCCTGCGGCAAAGCAATAGGAGCCTGAACTGCTTTCTGTGCAGCCTCAAGACCAAGCAAAGCAAAACGTGCCTTAGCCACCTGAACAGCAAGCACGTCATCAAACTGTCCACGAGCCTCATCACCAAGACCCGGACGCTTAACCTCAACCGCTAAACATACACCAACAGGATTAACAGTACGCATAAGTTCAAAACCGGAATGACCCGGAAGGAACATAATGTCCCAATCCTTGTCATGGTAACGAACAACCTCAATACGAGTAGACTGCGGTCCCGCATACTTTTCAATAGCCTTAGCCAGTTCAGGAAACTTAGCAATCAGTTCATCAACCTGATACCAGATAGTTTGAAAAAGAACCTTAACCTTGTCGCGCTTATCCTTCAACGTGTACACGCCAGTGCAATCAAGCCACTTAATGCGAGGCATATACTCGTCCCAGTCAATCTCCACGATTGCTGGGACAAAACCATAAGACACGTAGCGGTCTGATGCTGTAAACATTTGCCGTTGTGTGTTTGAGTATATGATGTAGTTACCTGCGATGCGGGTACGCTTCTCGGCAAATTGACGGGCACGATCCGATACGGATGTTGAACTTGAGCAGTTGAAGGATGGTAGTGGTGCAATGACTTCTGCAAGGTCGCGGGCCGCGACATCAATCATATTTGCTACGATAGGGCGTGTGAACGGCCCATCTTCGGGAAACATTTCAGGAAACACGTAACCCATTTGTCCTGCACGTACCTGCTTAACGTCCATCATTCTTTGGTCGCGCTCGCCATTGGCGTGCTTCAGCCGGTTGTATAGTGCAGCAATGTCGCTAGTGCTAGTCACGGAACCTCCTACGCGCCAATAAAGATTGTGTCGCGTTCAATTTCTGAAAGATTGACAGTGGTGCGGTTGCCTACATCCCAGCGTGTAGCAAAAATGTTTTTTACGTGGGAACGTGAGTATCCGCTCATGGATGCGATACGGTCACGGCAGGCTAGTTCAGCAAACCATAAAGCCATAACGCAGTCAGTCTTCTGGGTCTTTGGTGCGGCAGGATGCCAAGTAACTAACTGCTCTACTAGAGCCTTAGTTGCTTCTGATGCGTGAGTTGATGGCAACTCTATAACTTGTAGTTTGTCTTTCCATCCACCAAACAGGGTGGTCATGGAGGCTACGCCAAAATCTGAGTCGTGCTTGTTTGCACCTGTGAAGTGTTCTCGTAGGATTGAGCCGGACGCGGCAAGATATTCTCTTACCTCACGGTCCTGTGTCAGCATTGATTGGAAAGCGTTTTTTTCTACTCGCCACTCGCCTACAGAATACTTGCTAGTAAAGTCGTAGATCATTTCACGTATCTGATCTGGGGTTTGTCCCGGACGGTTGAACACGTCTAGGACGTACCGTTTCTGGGTAACCGGGTCTAAACCTATACATACTGCTGATGTGTGCCCTGCCATAGCAGGGTCCAGACCGGCAACAACAATTAGCCCATCCATGCCGTTGGGTCGGCAGTTTACCATTCCGCGAGGAATAATACCTGCTAGACGGTTTCCGTTGATTGCGGAACGTACAGCATCCGGGTGGAACACGGCATCATCAGACACCTGCTGCTGCATGTACACCATAGCCCACGTACGGGGCGACATTCTGGAACGTTTCTTTGCTAGACGGGGACCGTCCCATTTAGGAAAGAAGCCATCCTTATCAGGTTCCATGTCTTTTCCTTTAGCCGTCACCTCATGGATGTTGGTTTTAGGCCACAAGGTTACCCAGTCTTTCGGGTCATCCCTCATATCTAGTACGGCAGGCATTGACAAGTATGACCACGGGGATTCCTCATCCGGGTAGCGGGACGGCTGCCGCAACTCCACATACAAGTCTTTAGACGAAAGGCGAGTCCCTACCGCCAGAAGCATCCCATTGTTAGACAGACGAGACATTACCTCAGCCTGAATCCAGTCAATCTGCTTCTCATACTCGTGAGCGTTTGTCATATCCACGCAGTCATCCAAGATGACAATATCGGCGCGAGCGCCATACACGTGGCCACGGATACCCAAAGCCTGAATCGTCGGGTCTTTCTCACCACTGTCACGGCCCTCAGACGACACGTAAATTAAGTCTTGAGTCCAACTAGCGTCCGTACCCTCGAACCCACCAGCAGGACTATAGGCTGCATGCATCTCCGCATAACGAGGATGAGTCAACCTAGTCTTAATCGCATACAAAAACTTACGGGCCATAGCCTGAGTCTTAGACACAATAATAATACGAATGTTCGGGTCCAAAGCGACCCGATACGTCACATAGTTAATAGTCAAAGTCATTGACTTACCATGCTCAGGAGGCATGTTCACAATCGCCAGATCACGCTCACCCGGCTCCCACACGATACCCGGAGGTTGCCAAGCAGGTTCCCGGCCCTCCATAATATCCACAACATTCTGCATGTGAGGAAAAACCGTCACCCCAAGGAACCTACTAGAAAACTCGTGGAACTCCATCTCGGCAGACTCAGACCGTTGCGCCTCACGAGCCACAGACCTACGCCCACGCAGTTCATCCACACGCCCAGCAAACTGGGCATCCTTACGCCGCCACTGCTCATACGTAGAAATAGACCTGCCAACCCGCGCAACCGCGTCAGCAACCGTCTCACCCTTAGCAATAGAAGCCAAAACATTCTTCTTCAACTCGGCAAGAGGAATCGCCTTAGACTGACCAGCCATCACACACCTCCAATGGTACAATAGAGGGGTGAACAAATACAGGGACCCCAAATACATGACGCGGCACTAGTCAGGTCTAAAAGACCGTGAAAGACACTACACCAACAGACACATATATAAATATAACCGCGCCCCAAAGGCGCACATAAACATCTATTAAGCACCCCCCTGAGGGGTGCATGTGTTAAGCACACTCACTAACGTTCATGTACTTAACTATACATATATATAGTGCCTGACCGAGATACCATGCCAGTCACCATTGTGACCGACATCACACAAAAAACCCACGACACGCCGTAAAACAGCACTTTATCCACACCCTATCCCCCCAAATAGCGAAAAAATTACAACACGTGTATATATATATGTGTGTGGTCGTGGTTTAACACCGTGGGGTCATGTTGTCTACTATTTTGGTATGGAATGGGGGGTAGGTATGTATACAATTCTGGTAGGGATAGGGGGGAATGGCCCCCCTCCCCCCTTAGTCGTTCGACTAGATTCTATTCGTACACACGTACACATGAAAAATTGTTCATGTATTATGATACATGCAAACATATTCCATGAAATGGGGA